TCTGTGGAGTGTCCGAATGTCTGCTAGTTTTTTCAACTGCAGTTACTGAGCCAACTTGATCTAGGAAAGCATTTTTTCCTGTAATACTTTCTACTCTGACTTTGTCTCTTAATAACGATCCCATTTGTTGGGACAACATTTGTACATTAGCAGAATACTGCTGTACAAAAGCTGTTGTTACTTGTGATGACATAATTGTCTCTCCATATTATTATTATTGATTAAATCAGAAAAGTTCTCCATCAATATTGATAGGCATCTCTTGGATTTTAAGTCTTTTAGACTAGAGCTTTTTGCTGCTTGTCAATAAGGTTCTTGCGAATTTTCTTATAATTAATCCCTTATAATATTTTTAATAATAATACAAGGGATTAAAATTATTATTTAGTATTACTATTCAGCATTTCTCTTAATGTAAGCATTTGCTGTATAGATTTATCGTGTTCAGGATGTCCTTTAATATGATATGGATGAGATTTATCATTCATCATTTGTGAAATTTCCTGCTCAATATTTTTAACACTATCAACATTTTCACTTTCAGTTGTAACCATTTTATCTTCAGAAAACATAGAGGCTATCTTTGAAAATCCTTTTATAATTTCTGAATTATCGCCAACTCTAGTCCCATCTTGTAATACTAAATCTAAAACTCCTGGCATATTAGCTTTGGCTACTGCAGCGGCTTGTTTTACTTTAGCATCATAATCTCTACCCCATTCTTGTCTTAAATGTTGTTCTGCTTGAGCATGAGAGGTTTCAATATCTATTTTTGATTGTTGTGCAGAGTTTTCCATATTATTTTTATAAAACTCTAATATTCCTTGAGCCTGTTTATTATTTAAACCTAATTTATGAGATTGCTCAGCAAAAGATTGAATTTGATTTTCATCCATTGCTACAATTTCTGAATTAAGTTTTAAATCATATTTTGTAGCAGACTCTGGTCTACCCAATTTATTATACGCTTCATCCCATGCTTCTTGAGTTGAATTGTTTGTTGGTATTGCTATTTTATCCTGACCAATCATTTTAACTGCATTGATATAAGATTTAGCTAAAGCATCTGCTTCAGTAAATTTTTCAATGTTAGGATCATTTCTATAGACTTCACTAATAGAATCTTTCCAAGATGATTGTTGTGGTGCGGGTGTATCTGCTCCTCTAACTGCTGTAGGAGTTGCTACCGGCTTTTCTTCTGTCTGTGCTGTAGTCGTTTTTTCTACAGGCACAGTTTCCTGTGTTATCTGTTCGCTTGACATTTTTATTTACCTTTTTCATTTTCATTTTGCAGCATTGATTTAATAAATAGAAGAACGCTGCGTTGTCCTTCCATATATGCACTCTCATGACTATCACCTTTTACATTAGTGGTAGAATGATAATGACATCTTTTTTCAAGATCAGCTAAGATTACTTTACCCTCACCTGAATTAAACATAATTTTATAATTGTTTTTTAAATTTTGTATATGTTTTTCTAGTTGTTTTGAATCCATATTATCCAGCTTCTGCTATTGCTTTTGCCTCTTCCGGCAATGCTTTCGCTAGCGGTGCTATATCTCCTCCTGCTTGTGCAACTTGTTGCATCTGAGCCATTTGTTGTTGTTGTTGAGCTTGTGCTGCTTGTTCTTCTCTTTCAGCATTAACTTGTGTTTGTGGTTTTAATATTTTTTGCGGAACACCTACAATATTTGCAACGTGTTTAACTAACGCATCAAAATTAATATAATCAAATACAGGAGCAACATTTGCAAGACTACCTAATATTTCTATTGCTCTAGTTATTGACGAAAGTTCTGAAGATTTTTGTGCTTTAGCAAGAGGTGAAACATATTCTATTTCTATATCTTGATTTGATAAAAATTCAGGAACAGAAATAAATTGTTCTCTTCTTAATAAAATATTAAAAGTTCTATCAATAAGCGGCTTTAATAATTCTGATTGCAGTCTACCTAATACTGGTCCTAGTAATCTCATCTTTTCTTCATTTCTTTGGATTACTTCTGTTGCTGTCATTTGCGGACCTTGTTGTAATTGTAATTGGTTTACATAAAATACTTCTCTAATGGAGTCTCTTCTTTGTTGTTCCATATTTAAACCTAATGGATTATTTGCTCCAATGTTTAAAGGTTCAATTCTATCTCTTGTTCCTGATCTATAAAAATTTAATCCACCTGGTACAGTTCTAACTGGTAAAAGAAAACCATCATCAGGAACTAATAGAGGTGGGTCTACTTGTTTCTGCGCAGCTTTAATTGTAGTTTTTGACATTTCATTTAGCATTTTAACATCCGGTAAAGCTGTCATTGCAGGTGATCTACCATAAATTTCATGTGATGCTTTTAAATATCTTGGGACTACAAAAGGAAATTCTTGAAACCCAGACACAGATAATTCATTGCCAGTTTTCATTTCAATATAAACAGATTCAAATGGCATATTTTCTTTATCTTTTAAATTAGGATTAAAATCTGCTCTTGGATAAACTGCGTGCAGTAATTCTACATCTTGATAAGGATCTTTTTGTGAAAGTGTTAAAACATCTGATGATATTTTATTGTCAAAAGAAAATGCTTGAACTACAGCTCTAGCTGATAAATTAAATTTTCTATAAACAGTATCTATTCTACCTTTATCATCTTCAGCAATATAAATTTCTTTAACGTGTCTTGTAGAAAATTTTAATACATCTTTATCATCTTCTTGTATATACATACAGGAAGTTCCAAAAGTAATTAAATCGTGATATAATTCAAAAATTTCTTGTTGAAAGTTAGAACTATTAAATGCTGTGTACATAGATTCAGTCGCACCTTCTAACCAAAGTTTTGCTTCTTCATTTGTATTTATATCTTCATTTTTAAATTTTAAAGTAAACCAAGGAGTAGAAGGATTAGTTAACATTCCATGTAGGGATGCCGCTAATAATTCTACTGCTTGTAAGGGAGAAGAATCAAAAATCATTTCTGTTCGTTTATCACCTCTAGCTCTTTGTTTAGTTACATCTGCTTTTCTTGGCATCATGTAATCAGCAACTTCCTGCCAATGTGTTTCCCAGTTTTGTCTTTGACTTTTTAATCTATCAAATCTTGATAATAATTTTTTTGTTAAATCTGTTTTTGCCATTAAACCATTCCTAATAAACTTTTCTTACCTAATATAAGTTTATCTTTTGATTGAGCATATATATTCATTTTTCTTCCTCTTGCTTTTACTCTTCTCTTAGTTAATTTTGTCTCGGCAGCATTAGTAGCGTCTGATTGTGATACTTCAGCTTCTGTTGGTGCAGCAGCTAAAATTGTTTGACCACCTACAACTTTTTTAACAGGAGGTCCTCCATCTCCCCTTGAATCTGGTTCTCCAAATGGATTTTCATTACTACGCATTATATCTAATCTTGTTTTTCTATAAAGTGTTTGTTTGTCGGCTAGTGGTAGTTTATCAAAATCTACTTTTGATGGAAGATATGGTTTGTTAGTTTTTATTCTTTCATAATTCGTATCAAAAAATTTTCTGTTTTTTACAGATGCTCCTGTAAAAGAATCTAATATATTTGCAACCAGAGCCATAGACCCAGCTGTAGTTTTCATTGGTGGTAGTTTAGTATTTATAAAATTTTTTTGAGCATTAACTGTAGTTCTATGATCTTTGCTTGATGTGCTTTTAGATTTAGATTTAGATTTAGATTTAGATTTAGTTGAATAACTTTTTGCTGAATAACTTTGTCTTCTGTCATCTGCAGAGGTAAAATTAGATGATTTATTTCCTGACTTAGATGATGAGACTTGCGATCCATGATGTGGCATAATTAATTTTTCCCTAACAGCGTACCTAACGCTTCTTCTTCATCCTCCTGTATTCCAAGAGGTCCTGTTAATATTGTTGATTGTTTACCTGTTTTTCTTCTACGAATAGCAGCTTGTTCTTTTGCAATTCTTTCTTTATCTTCAGAGGACATTTCAGACTTTGGTGGCTCGGGTGGAGGTGCAACTGCTGGAAGTGGTGGCATTTTTGGTCTGAATATTGATCCCATTTATATAATCCTATAACTATTATCTGCTATACTTTGTGGAGCAGTTTGTCTACTATTTAATTCTTGTAGTCCAACAGCTAGATACCGCATGGCATCTGCTGCGTGCGAACTCCAATCGTGTACAGGCTTTGATCTAAACATTCTATTTTTATCAATATACTTCCTGTGATAATGTCTTAACGCATCTATTAACTTTTTGCAATGGTCAGTATCAATCCAGCACCTGGGTAATATCATTGATGTTGCGTGGATGCCATCTTCCAATGGAATTTTCGGCACTACTTTAAATCTAATTCCTAATTGAAAAGCTACCTCTCTTCTAGTTTTACCATTACTAAAATCAGTAACTTCAATATCGTGCGGAGCATAATGTTTATCATAAATATAATCTTTATTTTTTAGCATCTGAATATAGTGTGGTAATCCCTGACCTCTTTCTTCATAATAATCAATAATATTAATTGCTCTTCCTAACTGCTGGAAAAATATTATAGCAGTATGATCTGCTACACCTAGGTCCATGCTAGTTGAAACTGGTAAAGAAGGATCATAAGGAACTCTAGTAATCTGTTTAGAGTTTTCCATTTTAGTTAAAGCATCGCTATAAATTGCTCCCTCAATGTTAGCAACCCAATCGCACTCAAATTCCTGTAG